TGTTGTGACGTTTAATCCTGCAACATATCCTATGGCAGTGTTGTTACTATTCGTTGATGTCGTAAAATTCTGACTACCAAGCGTGTTATAACCGACAGCCGTTGAGCGGCTTCCTTTGACGTCTGTGGTTAAAGACTGTCGCCCTATTCCAACATTACGGTCAGCGTCTGTAAGTGCGTCACCCGTTGAAGAGCCAATGAGAGTGTTTTCAACTCCTGTAGAAATATCTCGCCCAGAAAGATCACCAATGGCGACATTGTAGCCATCAGTTCCAACATTCAAATCTTCCAACGCTTTGTAGCCAATTCCTATATTGCGACTATCAGCATCTTCTGTTGCAAGAGCATCAACACCAATCGCAATATTACGGTCTCCCGTCGTAAGTGCCGTGCCAGCATTCTTGCCGATGACGATGTTGTATTGAGCGCCACTCACAATACTGTCGCCAGCATCTTCACCAATACGAAGGTTGTCTGTACCGGCTGTTGCGGTGATCAGGTCTGCACCGGCTGCAAACGTTGCATCTGCGCTAACATTAAGACTTGTAAACGCGCCAGTTCCGGGCGTACCAGCACCAATGTTAGTGCCGTCTATCGAACCGCCATTGATATCAGTAGTGGTAAGCACAGAAGACGCAATAGTCATTACGCCCGTGCTGTTAGCGATTGTGGCAGAAGCTGTACCATCGTTTGCAGAAATACTGCCGGTTTCAACATCAGTGGCGTTGACTACGTCATCTTTCAGCAAAACGCTGTCAATTGTAACGCCGCTGCCCGAACTGGTTTCGTTGATGGTGTTAGAAGTTAAAGCTTGACCACTATCGATTACTAAGTTGTTTGATCCCGACGTATTGCCGTTGGCTAAAATTTCAGCCAACGTATCGACCGTACCTACTTGGCTATCGACATACGCTTTAATTGATTGTTGAGTGGCAAGTTTTGTGGCGCTGTTGGACGCCATATTGTCTTCGTCTTTAATACCTGTAACGGTTGCACCATCACCTGCAATATTCAAACTTGTGTTAGCTACAATGGTTGTACCCGTAATAGCGGCTGCCGTAGAACCACCAATAACAGAGTTATCAAGGGTGCCACCATTGATGTCGGCGGTTGTAGCGGTAAGTGTAGGAGTGGTTAACTCAGTGGGACGTAATTTTGTAAAGACATCCGTAACAGTAGCAGAGCTTGCCCCACCACCGTCGAATTTGACGACCATATCAACGCCAGCAGGTATTTCTAAATCCCTATCTGCGCTATATGTGCCTTGAAAAAGTAAAACAGACCGGCTGCTTGCCAGACTGTTCCTAATGAAAACTATTTTTTCTGCATCATTTGGGTCTAGCTGCACATAAGCAGAACCCCCAAGATCACCAGAACTAAAAAATTCTATAAATTTGTTGCGACCGTCAGAAACAGCCCCGTTGGTGATTTGTAATGCGTTTGGTGAACCAGAAGAGCCCGCGCTAGTTAATGTTACACGTACTGCGCCGTTAACTCCTTGATCCAAAATATCGAAGTTAGTGTTTGTAGTATCGCCCCATGTGCCCGACTGCTCACCAGTAGCCGGTTTTTCAATACCGAGGTTTACTGTATAGGTACTTGGCATTTATAATTCCTCACGCTGCTATTTGTATCCAATTCGGCGTCTGGCTTGGTTGTTCCTCTGACCACGATGGCGTCTGGCTTACATTAATACCACTATACCCCGGATTTTGATCTGGTTGTTCCTCCGACCACGATGGCGTCTGGCTTATATTAATATTACTATATCCCGGATTTTGATCCGGGACAATGTTCGAATAAACCAGTACATTTCCAACCTCGCCTGTTGCACTTACTCCTGTAACATTTATTGAAGCGACACCATTAGCAGTAACACTTCCTACTTGGCCCGCTGCACCTACTCCTCCAACGTCTACTGCTTGACCAGTGCTTATAGAAACTGATCCGACAGAGCCTGTTGCGGATAGACCTGTTACTGGTGCGTTTGCTCCAGCACTTGTAGCGACAGAGCCTACTGAACCAGTAGCTCCAAGACCTGTCGGTGATACATTGGCGGTTGCAACAACCGTTACGGCGCCAACGGACCCAGTGACCTGTAATCCTGTGACAGGTACATTAGCAACAGCCGTAATGCTTACGGAGCCTACTGCTGCCGTTCCTGACACACCCGTAACGTTGGCGTTTGCATCTGCGGTTACCGTTACGGAGCCTACTGCTGCCGTTCCGGTTAATCCGGTTACAGGAACGTTTGCATCTGCATTTACTGTTACAGAACCTACGTTCCCAGTCGCGCCGGGTAGACCTTGGTCTTGGCCCCACGCTCCACCGCCCCAACTTTGGCTAGAGGAGTTCCAGCCCTTAAATGCGACGGTGATGTCCGCCATTACGCTATCCGAATAATGGCATTACTCGAATCAGCGGTAGGAAAAACAATCGTAAAGTCTCCCGCTGTACTAGTTTTGTCGCCGCCAAAATCCAAAACTACGACAGTCGGGTTGGTTACCGACAAAGACGTGGTGTTTGGAGTTGTATTATAAATAAGTGCGCCCCGTGCCGTTATTGTTGCCGTGGAGAAGGTTTCGTCTTGGAAGTCGGTGAATCCCGTGGTTCCAGATGATGTGGGATCAACAGTCGTTAATGCACCCCCACCTGCACTATACCCGGTTCCACTCACCTCGTTTGAGGTTGTATACGCTGTTGTGGACGCATCAAACGACGCAGAGTTTGTATAAAGGGCAATTTTAAAAGTATCGCCGTTGGCGAGATCAAAATCGTGGACACCGAACAGTAGCTCCTTCTTGAACGATGTACACATGAAGTTTCCGCTAAAAGCCATGGTTACAGTCTCCTAATAAGTTCTGCGAGTTCGGGATTTCCAGAATCTTTAATCGCATTGTACACGGTGGTTCGATCACTTTTTATTGCCTCCCGCATATAAAATTCTAAAACTTTAACTATATGCTCGCGAAAGGCGTGAGCTTGTGCTTGTATTGCAGGGTCTGAAGAATCGCTTATCGATATGATCTTATCTGCACAACGCTCTGCAATTTCCTTTGGTGTGAACCCACGATTTTGAGTGGTGTGTACCTCAAATTTGAAATCAGAACCCATATCTAGTGCTGGAAACGTCATTGTTTCGGCCTTACTAGCATACCCGTGCGATAATCATCAGTTACCTCTTTGTTTTCACCAAGCATTTTCATGCCTGTTATCGCTTCAGTAAATCGTTTTTCATAATTTGCCATGACATCCGTTTCACCCTTCATATAGATGTAGGCTTCTATCAAACTGCCGTAAAGCATCGCCATTTGCGCGTTTTCACTTAACCAAGTAGTACCAGAGCCGCTCCCGGCGGTTAAACTCGTTGGTCTGTAGAAATAGTGCAGTTCAACGGCTCTAGCAGCATCTGGGGTTGGACCAATAATAAAATTATCAACGTCGAAAACAGCATAAAACCTTGGGTTACCTGTTGTTGCCGAGTTTGGGTTAAATGATTGAACAAAATCAGCGTCTTTGAAGTCTAAAAATACTTTATTGCTACTGGCATCTGTAAAAGATAGAGAAAATGGCGACAAAAAATCGCTAGGACACGCCAAAAATTGGTTACCCAACGTCATATTGCCGCTGGCATTCTTTTTGAACAGGCTTAATTGAACATTTTTGAGGATTCTTTCCTCTGCTTGCCTGATAAAAACGGGCAGATTGGTAACGAAAGACGTTTCGTCATTTTCTGCGTAATCTTGAATTGCTGTTTTTAGTTGATCGAAGGTGAAACTCATGACGTTACCACCGTTACTGCACCAACACCGCCCTGCAAAGCGGTGGTTGTCTCTAGTTCAGACGGCATTTCCGCTGTGCCACCTGTGCTCCAGTTACCGTTACCCAAGTATGTAATACCATTTGTGGTAATAACTAAAAATGCACTTGTGGGATTGTCCGGTTGGGGTCTTGCATCCATCAAAGCTTGTGCATCAACAACTTTACGAAAAGGGCCCAATTGAGGCTGTTTTGGTTCGTACTCATCAGGACCCACAAGCAAACCATTCCACTCTTTTTTCATCAGTTTGTACTGATAACGAAAGCCAGAGCGGTCTGATATGGCATACGAGTTTCTACCTGAAGCGTACTTTGCCATTATCCTGTCCTGTAATACTCAAACTTGGGAACAACATTAAAAGAAGACCTGTCCCTATCTTCTGTTGCAGCCCTATCGAACTCTTCTTCGTATACCGCTTTGAGCATTTGAACCCTGTTAGGGGCTCTTTTCATAGCTAAGTAATAAGCCAAGCCCGCAGCCAAGCAAGGGTAGAACCTAAAAGGCAAATCCACTGTGTTTGTGTAGATGTCGGCGTCATCCATGCGCGTCAACGCATCGTAAATTACAACATCTGTACTATTTTCGGGCACTGGCCATATTTTGAGATTAGGCGTTATCTGCCTGTCTAAAAAAAACTGATTAGGGCGGCTTTGAGTAGTTTTAGTAGGAATCGTAAGATACTCATCTCTACTTAAACGCTCCAAAGAAAAATCCGTGCCATCTCTACGTAAAACCACAGAAAGAACATCAATAACGTCAGCATTTAACGCATATTCCGACGTTCCTTGCGTGAGTGCTTGAGTTCTTTGCTTTATCGTCCATTGATTAAGACCACGGTTTGCCCAATCTGCAAAGACTAGGTTCAACGAACGTTTAGCGGACTTGAGATCGTACCCAGTACGAACCTCTAGTCCACATCGCTCGAATGCCTCTTCTACGTATTCAGCTACGTCAAGTTCAAAATCTTTGCTACTGGATGTCGTCATTACGCTTTGACCAATTTGTACCCTTTGGCTTTAGCCATTTTTCGTAAAGTGGCTAAATCAGTGCCACCTTTTTTCATTCTTTGCGCTGCCATCGGTGATCCACCACCGCGCATCTTTTTTACGGGCGCAGCAGGCGAACCACCACCGCGCATCTTTTTAACCTTCATTTTTCTAGGTTTCATCGCCATTTTTTAATCTCCTATAAAGGTTCTCACGCTTTTCATAAATATCAGATGCTTGATATTCATTATCATAAGTATGATAATATCCTTTTTTGTGCAGCTTGTCCGCCGCTTTCTGGAGCTTCGATAAACGCTGCACAAATGTCATTGAATAGGCCGTATCAATCTCTCTTTCAAAAACAACTTCCTCTACGAAATCGCTAGGATCATCGTGAGGATGGAAGCCCATTACCCAAATATCTTTATCTATAAACATTCCTTCAGAAATAACATCATTCAGTTGGTCTAAGTATTCATGAAAAGCATCGGAATCTTCATCTGGATTCAGATCAACGATAATTAACAAATCGAATGCGTCATCAAATTGAGAAATGCAGGTATACAAAACCTGTAAGGAAGGTTCGTTTTTAAAAAGAATGGAAACTTTGTTATCCATCCAAGCAGACCGCGCATAAGGACATGCCGGTAAATTATTAAAGTAAGGATTTGGTTGCTCCAACACTTCCGCAGACCATTGCCTAATCTCCTCAACAATAGCTTTTTCAATAGGCTCTGAGTAGAAAGCTAAGTTCATGATTGCGTCACCGACCCTTTCGTTCTCTTACGTCGGTTACTCATCACTGCCCCGCAACCTCTAGCTATAGCAGTGCCGGGTTGGGATTTACCGCGGAATGGTCTTTTTGATCTAGTTTCAACGACTCCCCCCAAAGCCATCTTTTTTACTTTTGCTTCTTTTGTATTTGCAACAACTGTCTTCCCTTTAGCGCCTTCACGTTTCTTTTTACGTGCTGTTGCAGCCCTCTCAGACTTGCTAAGACTTTGTGCTTTAGCTCGTGGTAAACATCTATCAGGTCTTTTTTTGTTTTTGGAAGTACCGCATTTGCCTGCGATATTACCCTTGCTATCAATTCGGACCCAATCTTCATCCAACCACTCCTTCAGCTTGCCCATTACCGGCCCTTCCTTTTGCCACCTTTTGATTTCTTGGCATAGTTGGGGTCTTTGCAATACTTAGAAGCAGCCAAATTTGCATAAGCTGAAGGGTAGGTGTCAAAAGTCCTTTTTGCCCATGCTTTTCCTTCTGGGCAAATTTTACTTCCCTTTGATTTTTTCGAAACTTTGCCGCCTTTGCGCATGTAGGTAACGCTGGGGCATTTTATTTTTTTCGGTCCAGTTCGGACTACTGAGCCCATACGATTACCCCAATAACTTTTGCACGAAGGGTGCAATCAAAATTAATACGGCAAGCGCCCACAACTTGGCATCTAAAGCTTTTAACGTGCTTTTATGTTCGTCAAGCCGCTCCTCAATCCGTGTGTACCTTAGATTGCATTCAGCCTCATGTTTTTCTAAACGGGCTAGAACTTCTTCCAATTTCATCCAAGCCTCACCACGCCTTACAACTCCAATAACGGGCAGAAAATTTATCTTTTGCCGTATCACAGTTGTGTCGTGCCCTAAAATTCTTACGTCTACCGGGCTGATCTTTTTTGATCGACATCTTCGGGTCTCCAAATCTTACAAGCTTGATTTGATTGCCTTTTTTGGCAAGAACCGCACTTTTTTTCGATTTGCCCGGAGTTCGTTTTGGTTTATTATAGCCCGCAAAAGTTTCGCCCCTGTATTTAATCCTTCCGGATGGTAAACGAGTTGCATCTTTTGTTGTCGCCATCTTAAACCTAGCTAAAGAACACCGTAACTGACGTACATGCAGTAAAGGTAGCAATGTATATGTCGCTTACTCTTATACCCTCATCTGGGATATTCACAGAGTGTGTGTCAGAGGCATCTAAATCCATATCTAGTACAGTGGCCCCACCGTTACCATCAGAAATAGTCAACCGGGGTGATCCTGTATCTGTTTTGATTTGAACCTGACGAATACGTGCTACCCCGACACCGGCAGAGCCGGTGCCTGTCAGACGAATCGCTCTTACATCAGAACCAGCCATTTCATCAACTCCTTATTAAGAAGCGTCTGAAGAACTTGATAATCCGAAGAACTTCAAAACAATTGTTGTATCTGCGCCGGGGTCACCAGAAAGAACAAGTTCTACCTCATCCGCTGTTTCGGTTGCAGCAGTCGTCGTTCCGCCAGACATTCCCAAAACACCGTTGCAAGGGAAAAATCCTTTAAAACCAACGCTATTGACCGCGGCAGAAATACCATCGACAAAACCATCAGTGTCTGCATCTGTTCCGATATCATTGAGTGTTACTGAATTACCCGCTGCACCAGTCACCGCTACCATTACACCCATTGGTATAAAGTTGGATGGAATACCAATAGCGGATTCTTTACCTGTGGTCGCACCGTTTGCAACCGTGATAGTTGCCGTGTACTGCGAAAGTGTCATTTCGCTTGTGAGTTCACCAGTAGATGAGCTTTTGACAATATTTTTGAACCCATTTTCCGAACGGACGGGTCCAGTGAAGGTTGTGTTAGCCATGTTATCCTCCTGTCGTGGCCAGTGTCAGTTGCCCAATGCAACTGTCAGGATGAATTTATCGTAGCTTACTGCACAAAAAAAAGAAAGGGGCAACTTTCGTTGCCCCTTTCTCGGTCTTGAAGGAGAGGTTGATATGAAATCAACATCGCCTTTATAGCATAGTTTACGCTCCGGGTGTACCGAAAACGCAACGCCAGTCAGATACACCAAAACTGTAACGTTCACGAGCTTTGAATCTCATGTTACCAGTGTCGAAGTCTCCTTCCATCGCCGTTTTAATGGGCGAACGGTTAAAGAATTTGAAACCGTTTGGTGCGTCAGTTTTAATGAAGAACGCGTCTGTATCCGTCAGGAAGTGGTTTACCACCGCTCCTTCTGGGATCATCCCCATATTCTTCATGGCGTTAGCATCGTTGTCCGCAGTGCCCGAACGCAAATTAGAGTTCATAACCCTTTCTGCGATGAACTGAAGCTCTTTTGGAATAATAAGCTTAGTGCCGCGAACAGCAATCTTCAAACCGCGCTCATCCGTAAGACCCGCAATGTCAATCAGCATCTGCTCAAGAGAGGTCTCGTTGAGATCAGCCGCCGTAGACAAAAGGTTCCTCTGATTACCCGAAAGACTCGGGTGTGAAGAAGAACACAGCGCGGCACCGTCACCAATAGCAGAAGCTCCAGCCGTGAACGCGTTGTTCAAGATAGCGGCAGCTTTAATCTGCTTGGTTTGAGCCATGGAACGAGCCAAGGCCTTGGTGTAACGCGATGCAAGACGATCATACAGATTGTCTTCGATAGCTTCCTCAGTGATTGAGAACGCCAACGCAATCGTTTCATGTGTGTAACGAGCAGTGTAAGTCTCTTGTGCATCGTCAAAGCTGATGGCAGTGCCTTCGCCTTTAACAGGTGCGGTTGAAAACCCACCGAGCATTACTTCCTCTTCGAAGGCTCTATCTGAAGTTTCCTCTTCAAAGATTTCGCCGTGCTCGTTCTCGTAACGGTTGTATTCCAGCCCAAACAAAGCGTTAAGGCCGGGTTCTAGCTCTTTAGCTAGTTGACTTCTTGAAATAGCCATTAGTTAAACCCTCCTTAAATGCCCGTTGAGGTCGCAGTTGTCTGCGAATCAAAACGGCTGGTTGGTGCGTTAAAATGAGCGTTCAATCTAACTATCAATGGAATACCCGCAGCAGTGAAATCTTCATTTGCTGCGTCATCCATGACGCCTACAATACGCAAAGGTAGCGTAGCTGTGACAGCTATCGTTGAAACGCCCAAGGCGGAAGTGGAACTACCTGTATCAGTAGAACCTGTACGAGCAGATGTGCCCAAAGACGCGTTCGCAAAAACGGCGGCTTGAGCGGTTGCTCTGTCGGTCAAAGACGCGTCAGAAGCGACCTTGAATAGTTGGTTTGGATTATCTGCAACAAACGCTTTTACAGGATGATTTGTATCGACGCTTACTGAGTTTGATCCGGGCCAGTAGTTTATAAAGACCGGTTTTTTTGAAACCGAATCAACGTACTCCACCCCCATCAGGACGCCCAATGCTTGCGTAGTACCACCGCTGGTAGCACCTGCTTGGTCAATTACACCCGCGGCCAGAGGCACACAGATAGCATATTGAAAAATAGCATTGGTGTTATCGCTTGCGATTTCGTACTGAGTTACCCCAGTAGAATTGGTCGCAGAGCCATTAAGCCCGATAGGACGAAGACCAAAGGCAGTATTTTGATTTGCCATAAGTAGTTTCTCCTATGAAGGGCAGCCCTTATTTTTTCGGGCCACCGAAGGTTACACGAGATTGACGATCAGCATTGCTGATCCTCATTGTAGAGTGTGCATTCTCGCGCATCATATCGTGGTCAACCGCATCCTCTTGATCCTGACTACGTTGTCTAAAGTATTCAGTTCTTTCGGCTACAGTCTCTTGCGGTATTCTGGCAAGAAGCAATCCGCCGACTCCAAACACACCTTCATATTTACCTGATTCAATAACTGGCGATTCAAAATCGGGATATTCGTCCTTACGAACTAATTCCCAACCTTCACGCATCTTGGCGCTGACGTTTTTGGTATCATCAAATCCACGCGTTTCCGCACGTATCCAACGATGTTGGAAGCCGTCAGGGGCAGGTGGTGCATCTAACATTGACGGGGGAGCCCATGGCTTACGAATAGCCTGTTTTTCCCTAGTTTCGTTTGCGCGAGAAGTACGTTTAACGGCTGAATTTGTCTCCTTCACTTGTTCGCTCATTAATTTACTCCTTCACGTATTTCGCATATTCTTCAAGCGGCACACCCAATTTTTTCGCTATTGCGACTTGGCTAGGGGTGAGTCTAACCTTTTTCCCACTGCGCCCAGACGAACTTCTCGTAGCCCCTATAACCGTCTGAGCGGGTCGTTTAGTAGAAGCCGTTACACCCGTATTAAACTTTGCAGCAATACGGTTATCCAATTCAGTATAGTATTCATCAGTTTGCGGGTCAAACCCTTCGTCTTCGACCATTTTTTTGTGAATGCCAAAAGCGGCGTAAGTCATGGCTTCATCGGACCCAAACCAACTGTTTTGTAAAGCCCATTGTTCTGCTTTTGCGTCAGGCCTTCTTGGCTGTTGTGCAGGCATGGGTTGATTAATTTGTTGTTGCGCCGCTGCTTGTGCCTGTTGTTGCGCACGATCAGCCTGCGCTTTTGCTTGTGCAGCACGATCAGCTTGAATGGCTAAATTAGTTAAAGAACGTTGGGCCTCTACCGTAGCGGCGCTATCGCCTATTTCGATAGCTCTTGCTAGAGCAGCCTCTGCTTGCTCCATTTGACTACTGACGCGATTAGAATATTCAGAAACGTAGTTCGAATCTAAGCTTTGTATACGTTGTTTTAATTGATTCGACTCGTTTTGCACGCCTTGCGCGTATCGGATAGCTTCTTGCTCCCGTCTTTCAGCTTCGCGCATTTTTTTCGTGAGACGATCAATACGTTTTTGTGTGGCTGTTTCGGCTTTTTTAAACTGGTCATCAGTTTCTACAACCGTTTCAACCTCTTTCTCTTCTGCTTGATCCTCATTTATTTCTACTTCAGTTTCTTGAGAATCATCTAAATCGAGTTCAACTTGGTTTTCTTCGGCTTCTGCCATAACTGTCTCTCCTTTCTTTACAGATTGTGGATATCTTCTGGTTCCAAAATAGTGGATAGAATTTCGTCATCGTTAAGGATTCGAACCTCACCACCATCAATTTGAAATCTTGACCCTGCATATCGTGCAAATAAAACCCATTGTTTTATTCGGCACCATGGACCAGTCGGAAACTTTTCTTTATCCGCATAAGCCAAAGGGCCAACTTTAAGAACATATCCAACTTGCGTGGATACCTGACTTTTTTCTTGTACTTCAGTAGGTAAAAAAATACCGCCAGCAGTTTTTGCTTTGCCTTGGTAAGGAAGAATCAAGAGTCGCCATCCGGTGGGTTCCGGCATTCTTTCGAGAAGAGATTTATCAATCAAGTCAGGATTCAGACGCGGTTTTTCCACGTAAGCGTCAGCTAGATTTGGCTTTTCACTTTTGTCCGTCTCTGCTTGAACATTAAAAGCAGCATTTGGTGCCGCAGACAAATCTATTTTTGAAGATTTAGTCATTAGATTGCTCCTGTTTTTCTAGCAGGCTCTTGAGTTCCTGTTCCACGTGATTCAGGCATTCCATATTGCCCATAAGCTCACGATATTGCTCCATCGATTTCACATTGCCGTATATCATCAAGTCCGTAACCGATTGCCTCCTTTCTCTCAAGATTCGAAAGACCGCTTCGGCTATATAAATGTCATCCATTCAAACTCGCATATTATCAAACAATGTCTGATATTATCGTAGCACGACTTGTATACGCTGCGCTACGATAAAATATAATCATATTAGACAGATCGCAGTTCGAAATGAGGTCCATCAATAAACGGTCTTCTTCCTTGACTACGCCTTAAATCGACATAAGAGTTCATAGCCTCCTCCATTGTGCCTTCCCAATCTCTTAAATCATCGACTGTCCATGCAGCGCCCCAGCGTATGTGCGTTCCGGTTTCTATAGCAGCAAGTTTCATAGCATCTGCCAAATCGTCATACAAACTCAGTTCCCAAGAACTGCGTGATCCTACATAAGCCATTAAATCTACAGCATAACCAAGTCCATCGTCCTGTGGCAGATGATAAGAATGCAGTGTCTGTGTCGCGCCTTTTACATACAGGTCTTCTTGTTCCTTTTTAGTACGAACACCATAAATAACACCAAAATCTGTTTTAGTGAGTTTGATAGCACGTTTAACTGTTTCGACAAGCTTGGGATGAACACCCTCCATTTTGCTCAAACTACGGGATGATAATTTGAAACTCATTTGGTAAGACCTTTCGCTTTTTCAAAAGTACGCAAGCCACCAAGTCCCAACATACCGAGTAGCACAGTCATCAGGCTTTCCATATCAAAGGCGGGTAATTCTGGTGGAACAACTCCCGCATAGGCAAAACCAAAGGTAATCATTGGCACAAGTACGAAATGCCATATCATGGCAAAAGAAAGGCCCCAACCAAGAAAAGGCCTCCACCCAGCAATAAAAACGCTGCGATGTTGCGCTTCCATTTTGTTTATTTCTAATTGGCCCATGTTAGCTTCATGAGCCTGTTTTTCTGCCATAGTGGCTATTTCATGAGCCAACTTAGCTTTTTCATCCGCATCTGGGATGAATTTATCTAGTAGTCCTGTAACTGGACCTATTAATGATTGCAACATAGGCACCTCCTGAGATTTCCCGCATTTTATCTTATACTAAGATGATAAGATTAGAAAAATCAGGTGCCTATTCTACTTGCGTGTCATCCATGCCGAAACGCCCATATAGCTACCCACAATCCCGGCTATTGTAATAAAAAAGACGTCTGATACATCTTTCAATAATTCTATACGACTGTCTGGTATGAAAGGCATAAATAACATTGCGGTAAAAACCGCACCGCCTATCATAGCTGCCCTAGCAATACGTAGTTGTGCTATATGCTTTCTTGATTGATCTTCAAATTCTCTTATTTCACGAGCGCGGTCAATTTCTGCATCGCTAACCACACCGTCATGATCTAAATCATATTTCTCGTATGATGATTTTTCTTCTAACTGCTTAACCATTATCTACCCCCAGCGAGTGAACCAATACCTCCTTGTGCTTCTGGTCTTCGAAAAGGGTTGAATCCTACCGGCATGATTGGTTGTACACCAGTTAGGCCGTAACTACTTGCCGATCTTACGTTTACGGGCATTGGAGGTAGACCAGCGGTTTCGAGCCCCAAATTTTGTACAGGATCAACGGGGGGAACCGTATAACTGCCATCGGTGGTTGTGTTGTCTGGGCCACGGTCCCCGCTGGGATCATAATCCCCATAAGTAGCACCAGTACCAAGGCCGTAGTCTGAGTAGTCGAGAATTTCTTCTTGCACGTCCTCTGGAAGTTGATTCAAAGCCGGGCCACTGTCGCCGGTCCCACCTACAACAGGGACTGGAGGCGTGTTGTCAATAACTTCCGCAACTTCTTCTGGAGTAGGGCCAGTGCGACCCCCGCTGGGATCATAATCTCTATAAGAAGTACCAGTACCGTAAGTAAAACCAGAAGTACCAGTACCAGTATCAGGACCAAAACCAAAACCAGTATCAGATGAAGTTGAATCTACAGCACTACCGCCGCCACCACTTACAACAGGAACTGCTGTCGGGGGTCCACTAAATTCTGGCATTCCGACAGGTTGAGGCGTGTTGTCAATCGTTTCTGTAATTTGTTCTGGAGCAGGTCCACGGCCTCCACTGGGATCATAATCTCTATAAGAAGTACCAGTACCGTAGCTAACCGGATCAGAATTTCCGCTCATATCAACGTTAAATGTGCCTCCCGTACCGGGTCCGGTGCCTGTTGCAGTCCCGCCAAATCTAGGTGTAGACAGGGGTAAACTACCTCCATCCGGGAGCGGAATCTCATCCACAAGTTCCGGTGGCGCTTGTGGCAATGTTTCTATACCGCCTCCGGGTCCTCGTGTCGGCGGCGGCATCGGTTGAGGAGGCGGTGGCAGTCCGGGTCCTCGTGTCGGCGGCGGCATCGGTTGAGGAGGCGGTGGCAGTCCGGGTCCTCCCACATCTTCAGAGCCAATAGCTGTCAGTGACGGCATCGGTGGTGGCGGGAGCGGCGCTGGTGCGGGTTCCAGTGTTGGTGGTGGCATCGGTGGAAGACCACCTCCGGGTCCTAGTTTTGGTGGCGGCATTGGTGGCCGTACACTTGGTGGCGGCATTGGTGGCCGTACACTTGGTGGCGGTACGGGTCCCGGTTGGGGTATTGGTGGCGGCACGGGTCCCGGTTGCGGTAATATCGGGGCCGGTTTTGGTATTGGTGGCGGTACAGGTCCCGGTTGCGGTATTGGCCTTGGCTCTGGCATTGGAAATTCTGGCAGCGGGGAGGGCATCCCGACAGGTCGAGGAAGAGTTATGCCTTCTGGTAATCCGACAGGTTGAGGCGGCGGGCGAAAACTTTCAAAGCTCGGGCCACTAAAATCACCGCCCCGACCACGTTGACCGCCCCGACCACGTTGACCGCCCCGACCACGTTGATTAGTGGGAGTGAATACTGGGGTTCCACTCGTGTCACCAAAATCTGGTAATCCAAATTTTTTAAACATCAAAAAACTCCTTGAAAACGTTGTGGTCGCGCAATCGGGCTAAAACCTTTTACGACCCCGCCACGTGCCATACGTTTAGCAGGCGTTTCTCCAGCCTTGGACAAAGCAATAGCAACTGCTTGGTTTTGTTCATAGCCCTCATCCATCAACTTTTTGATGTTCTGGCTTTTTGTTTTGTTGCTACTACCTTTCTTTAACGGCATATCAGCACCCTATATAATCACCGCCTTTGACGGCAGCACCCATTCCGCGGGCTGTAAGCTTTGAACCCACTGGTTTTCCGTATTCTATACGCTTGTCAGAGTACGGTGCTTGAGCAGTTTTGCCGTAAGGTATACGACCTTGCTTATCAATTTGAGCAAATTCAACTGGTTTTGGTCCGTCTTTTGGCGCGGAACCACCTACCTTAACTACACTTTTCATTCTAACCTCCTTGGTTTTTAAGTAGCTCACGCTGTAGCGCAGCATCAATTCTAGCTTGTGTTTGTCGTTCTTGAGAATCCAAACGCTCCCCAAACTGTTGCGCCCTTGTTGCTTGGTTTTGCGCATCAAGTTGTACTTTAGCTTCGTCAATCGCTTGATCGGCTTGATCGGCTTGCGCTCTAATTTGTAGCTCTTGTTCTTTGAGCTTGATTAGAGGATCAGGTGCTCCAGCGCCAGACAACTGTCCAGACAGTTCTTTAACTTGTTGTAGACCTTCTGCTACAAATTGTGCCGTCATTTTCTCAATCTCCAGCATCTCATCGTCTGTAGCAGGCTGACCGCCTTTTTGTTGCATCTGTTGTAAATAGGTAACAGCCGCCTGTTCTTTGGCCGCTATCTGCACATGCTCCATGACGTGCTTCTGCACTGACATAGCAACCGGAGGCAAGCCCCCAACCATAGGTGAGGACCCAAACACCAAGTGCGCAGTGATATGCGCTTGGTGATTTTGTCCCTCAAAAGCATGAAGCTCTAACATGTCCAACGCGTTAATGTTTTCTTGCGCTGGGTCGAGAGGCACGGGCTCTTCATCAGGCACCGCTTTCATAATACGGTCAACGTCAGTCACGCCCAACGCTTCATACATGTCTTTGAACACTTCAGCTAAATTGTGAAGCTCTGGCGCCTGCGTAGCTAGTTGAAGCTTAGTCTGTGCCAGCATAATACGTTGTGCTTGGCTAAATACATTCGGATTGCTAACCGGAACGACATCAACACGATCATCAAAGTCGCTCTGCATAATCCTTTTGTCACCGCCAGCAACTGTATACGGATATTGCTGTGGCAAACTTTCTGACATCACACGTGCAAGAATCTTGAACTCTTGACGCATTGCATAATGTAATCGCTTATGCACTGCGCTCATAACACGAGTGCCCTGCTCCATCATTGCTATGGTTGTGCCAACAGGAGCCTGCTGATTACCATCACCTACCTTGAGGTCCGTGATCGTCGCAAAACGCTGACCAGCTTGAACAACAAAACCTAGAAGATTGAATAAGGTTTGGTCCGGACCCTTAAATGGCAGCGGCATAAGACTGTCGCGGATAGCTCCACCCGGAGCATCCACATCGCGAAACTCACCGGGCTGCAATGGATCGTCATCATCTCTGATCCGTAGTCCGCGGGCCTTGAAACCCGCAGGAAGGTTGGACAAGGTGCCTGCGTCGATCAACTGTCGCAGTGCAGCCGTAGCGGTCCTAGATAGGCCGCCAATGGTGTGTATCAGACCTAAACCGTAAAAGCCGAAGCCCGGTAAAAACTTAAAGTGCGTGAAATATTGTATTTTTTTACGCAACTCATCTTCTTCAAGATAATTGCGTCTTATAGATAATATCTGGCCATTGTCTTCAGATATGGTGACAATGTAAGGAATCTTGATACCCGTAGGCTCACCTTCGGCATTTTCGTCCTCATAACCCTCTAAGTCCAAATCAACGTGGCATTCGAGAATTGTACAGTCATAATCTATCTGATTGGGCTCTAGTCCCTCGATACGGTCTAATTCACCATCTAAATCAGACATTTCTTTCTGTGCAGGGATGACCTCAACATCTAAATAAGTGCCTGCAATCTGTCTTTTACGCAGGTCATTAAGTGACATGCGAACCACTTGTGTGATGTTAGGGCATGTTTCGAGGTCCGCGGTCTCATAAGGAACCACCAAGTTTTCTGCTGGAACAAACTTGGATACCGCTCTGCCCAATGTTTCATCAAAATATGTTTTCTTGAACGTCGAGCCCGCCAAAGGCAAATAAAACAACATCTGATCCATGTCAGGCGTGTATTCTTCCATCACATTTGTGACGTAATAATTCATAAACTGACGTACACGGGACGCTTGCTGCACCTTAGATGCGGTTTCTTTACCCATTACTACGGTGCGCACGGGCCCCGAAGCAGGTAATAATTCGTTGAATGCTTGTGCTTGGAATTGTGTAGCGGCTTCTGCAAGCAAGGGATGAGTCACCCCGGAGGCTCCACGGAATGGTTGGGTGCGCTCATCGTAAGTGAAGCCCAAAAGCTCCAGACCGTTAGTGTAAGCATCTTCCCATTCTTGGCGGCTGGCTTTGTTTGCATCAAACTCACCTAGCAAATCACTCGAAATACGGGCCAGTTCTCTGTCCGGTATCTCTTCTGCTAAGTTCATGTAAAAGTCATCACTCTTACCGCGCTGATCCTGTGGATCAAAATCGATGATGACTCCGCCGTCTTCCTCTGGCTTTATTTCGATAGAACCAACGTCAGTTGCTTCAAGGTCAGCCATCACGACATTTGCACTATCCGGCAACTCAAGTTCTACTTCAGCCGCTAAATCGTCCGTGTCTAGTTGTGATGGAACATCCATCAAGCCTGCATTTGGTTTACCATTTGCCATTGCCGCTCCTAATGATCTGGTAAAAAGTACCCGTACTCATCTCTTGGGAAATACAGGTCCATTCCACCCTCTGGGCTCTTGAACTCCCGTTCGTTCGCGGGGCGTCCCATAATTACATCTAATTGCCTGAATATTTCAGCATCAACCATGCTGGAAAGTTGTTCTGGTGTCGCTTGAATACCAGCTTGTTTAAAAATTGCTGCTCCAACCGCATTGTTTCTTTTATCCATCGCACGATGTAGGCGGTTCGATCCACTAAAATCTTCTGCAAAAGCACCCACTGCCTCGGCAGTCTTTGGTCCGTAGTCCGCGGCCACCATAGCAGTACCCAATCCGTGTCCACGAGCGTCCGCTAGTTCTTGAGGGGTAGGCAAATCAGGACGACCGGCTGGCCTTCCATGACGATTTGGACCGCTAACATAGTCCTCAACTAGCGGATAATCGTAGTCACTTGCAAGTGTTTCGAAAAAGGTAGGGTTGTCACCGTAATAAGTTTCGCGGGCCGCGGAGCCCGGATTACCAGACTTTCTTATTTCTATTCGTTTTTGAGGACTAAAGTCCGTTACATTGTCTGGCCTTTCGTAACCCATGGGGTTTAAAAATCCCATATCAGCCAGTATCTGTTCTTTGAAGAAAGACCCTACGCCGCGTTCTTCGAACTCTTGTGCTTCTGACGGCGTTGTAGTATCTTCTATCACTACTGTAGCACCGCCGTCCTCGTAGTAAGATACGAATCCGCCCGCTCCAAGGTTCACCGCAGGACTATTCATCAGCAGGCCCTTTCGTTTTTAAATTAATAATACAGTTTCACTGTAGCACGGTTTTCTTCCTCTTCCCAGTCGTCTGTCGGTAGTTGCACAAAATTCCCTTGTCGGTAGCGCATCAACGCCTGTGTCATACTATCAACCAAATCATCGTTCTCACCATTAGGAAAAGCGGCCACCTCTTCTATTAATTCGTCTGAGAAAGTTTCATCGGGGGCCCAAACCATCCCTGCCTCAAACAAGGGTGATACACTATGTACTCTACTCACCTTATCGTTGCCACGACTAGGCGTAAAGTTTACAACGGGTATACCCATGTTCCTTAACTCGTGTGTCAAAGGCATACCACTCGCTTTGGCTTCTACAATGACCGTGTCTGGTTCCCAAAATTTGTAATTTTCAAGCGCAATTTGTTTTAACTCAGGAAAGTCCCACCGACCTTTCTTACTGTCCAATAAAATCAAATTTGGCCCTGAACCACCTTCGTTGGGATAAAATACGCCCCACGTAGTGATGGCTGAATAGTCCGCAGTCTCTCTCTTACTAAACGCTGTATCGTAACTTTGGATGACATATTCGAGTTGCGGAATCCTCTCTTCATCCCAAACACGCCACCATTCACGTTTTATAATGGCATTTTCTTCACCCGTGGGATTTTGCTGATATTGAGCGTTCCACTTCGACGGCGGTATTGACGCTTTTACCGCGGTCAAATCCTCCAAGCTCCAAAATTCTGGCCAGCATGGAGTCCCATCCTCAAAAATTGCGGGTAACTCCACAACTTCCCATTGATCGGCCAAGTCATCTTTGGCCATCGCCCTCAATAATTGACCCGTCATGTCCTTTTCAGACCATCTAGTCTGAACTAAAACGATACTGCCACCGGGCTGCAAACGCTGTCTTGGACCACCCGTATACCAGTCCCACGCATCATCAAACCCAGAACTCGACATGGCAGTCTGCTCTGAGTGCGGATCGTCAATAATGACTAAATCACCACCACGCCCCGCTAAGTTCGAACCAACACCCACCGCATAGTACATTCCACCGCGGTTCGTATCCCACCTGCCAGATGCCTTACTGTCTGCCGCTAGTTTTACTTCAGGGAATATTTCTCGGAATTCGTCACTTTCGAGCAAGTTCTTCGTTTTACGGCCAAAGTTTACTGCCAATTCTGTCGTGTGCGTTGCCTGAATGATCTTCTTGTTTGGCATACGGCCCATGAACCACGCAGGGAAAAGATAGGACGCAAACTCAGATTTCGTGTGACGCGGTGCCATGTTAATTATCAAACGTTTCAACTCACCACGAGCCACCCTTTCAAGCTTTTCTGCAATGATCCGGTGATGACGGCCCGCGATAAAGTCAGGCCAAACTGTTTTCACAAAAGTTAAAAAATTATTTTGGCACTTCTCATTCTTTTCAAGCTGCGCAAGCCGAAGCTCAAGCTTCAGTTTTTTCTCTTCTATCAAAGCATTTTGCGCTGCACTCATAGGGGTCCCTAGCTAACTTTTCACACGCAGTTTTCAATGTTTCACGTGAAACATAGCACCGATTGTATGCGATTTTAAGCACAAATATAAGACAGTTAATGCCGGTTCGAAATAACTTATAAATATTTGCGAGAAACATGGCCCTAGCCTTCGCCCGCCAGCCGCGGGCGGCTGCATCGCGGCGCGGCGTTTTCGATCCGGAAGCATAGCCAATTGACCCGATAGCCGGGGGCCCCTACAGCGGATTCTCGGCGGATGGATCACGGCCGGCGGACCACGGTCCGGGGATCGACGGTCCGAAGATCGGCGGATCGGGAACCGCGCCGGCGGATAACTTTGACCGGCTGCGGTCCGGGGATCGGGGCCAGCGGTCCGGGGCCAGCGGTCCGGGGATCGGGAACCGGGAACCGCGGCCAGCGGACCCCGGCCACGGGTGCGCGGTCGGTAGGTTTTGGGGTGGGATCGGGGGCCAAGGCCCGCCGTGTTTAACTGCCAAACACTGGCCAAAAAAAAGGCCACCCGGAGGTGGCCTTGTGAGGATTGGTGCGGCTAGTAGTTCGCGTCCATCCTTAATTCAAGTTCTATGTTTTGGTGGTCGATCTCGACGCTAAGATCGCCATTGTTCACCATCTCGCATACGGCTTGACGGATATAGATATCGGTGGGGTGGTCGTCTTCGATCACTTCCGTGATCTTCTCTTTGATGCGCTCTTCCATGAGATCAAAGACTAAGTCGGCCATGTGTTCGCGTTGTTCGCGGTACTGGCGAATTTCCGCGGCCATTTGTTTCGCGTTAGCTTCTAACCGAACCGCGTGTTTTAACAGGTTAGCGTGGTCTTGCGCGGCGGCCTCGAAGGCCTGACCGTAAACGTCACGGCTGGCGCTGAATTCACCCTGCGCCAATTCGTTAAGATGTTCAGCGGTTGTTTTAAGATCAATCATCTATCACTTACTCCGTAGTTATTAAAGGTTGACGGCTTGCCCGCCGTCGTATGCGATTATATGAGATAACCTTGCAGAAAGTAAACACGCACAAAAAAGGCCACCCGAAGGTGGCCTTGTGAGGATCGGTGTCGATCAGTCGAATCGTGCAATCTTTCTTTCTAAGGTCGAGAGATCGACAATCGCGGTGATTGCGTATTCATACACGTAACACGCGAACCCCTCGAAAGTGAACCGCGCCAGTGGTGGCAAGTCGGGGTCTTCGTCGTGGTCGCTTTGATGCACTCCAGTTTCAGGATCGACGGTCCCGCCGAACGGATAGCAGAAACCGCCGAACTTGTAGACCTCATCCATACGCGCCGCAATATTGTCCAGCGTCAACGGATCGGCAATCTGGCAGGCATGACAAAAAAAGTCAGGGATAATACCGCAGGCCTCAATCAACTGCGCCGGGGTGGCCTTGCCAATCTCTTCATGTTGGGCCGGATTTAGGACGCGGTCGAGGTAAAGATCGGACGGTCGGATGTTTAACGTATGAAGTTCCATGTAATGCTCCGTAGTTTTCGGACGGCTTGATTGCCCCCGTGTATGCGATTATATGAGATAACTTTGCAGAAAGTAAAGCGGACACAAAAAAGGCCACCCGAAGGTGGCCTTTCGTTTTGCGGGTTAGTTGGTTTATGCGGCGACTTTATCCAACAACGCGCCCGCTTTTCGTTCTATTTCAATCCGGCTATCTTGGTGCGGAATATCGCGAGCAATTGCGGTGATTGCCTGCGCGGCATCCCATACCGTCTCAACCGGTCGCCCCTCTTCGGTCAGGTGTCTAGCGTTCGCGGCCTTCGCCATACGGCCAGATAATCCCGCACGTTTGCTCAAAAAATCAAGACGGCTCTCATCATCGTGCGCTATCTTGGCGGCCTTCGCGGCTTGCACGCCTTCGACAAACGTAGACGTGGCACCATGCGCGAACGATTCCAGCGCCGGGCGGGCCTCGCTAGCGAACCGATCCGGCGCGAACTTAGTATGACGTATTTTGATTTCTTGAAAATTCTCCACGCCCCATAGGTTACGATTCATGCAAACCCCGCGCAGATACATTGCAGCAATGCCTGCGGTTTTGCTGCCCGTTTCACTGTTCCAAGCGTAGAAACCGCGGAACATAAGATCAGGCTCCCCATTGGAAAGCTTGCCGACTTCGATAGGGTTACGGTCGTCCACCAAGAAAAGAAACACGTCGCGGTCGCTTGCGAATAGCGTAGTCGTTTCCATTGTTACGGGAACGTCGGGATCGTAAACGGCTAAACCGTCGCGGCTGCCCGTCATCATGCCCGGAACTTTCCAGCGTCCGCCAGATTGCTCTACCAGATTCTTTACCGGTTCAATTATTTCCCAATCAAAAATCCGGCCATAGTCTGGACCCGTCGCTGCTCGTAATTCACCGCCGTCATCGTTGCTACCGTACACCTTCACCAATTCCCGGCCACGATTATAACGAAGACCCCATTGTAGGCAGTCCGCCGCTAATGGTGCGGGCAAGTCGCGAAGATACCCGGCGGGTGCGCCGGATAGTTGAGACAGTTGGCCAAAAGACCAATTGGTCGGGGCATTCACGTGGTCGCGATAGTTGTCGTCTTGGTACTCTATGCGCACATCCCCATAGCTGGGACTATCTTGGTCCAGTTCACCCAGCACACTGATTTTATGAGTGTCAACGGTCCGGCTTGTCATTTGCTGGGCGTCGCTCTTTTTGAAGGCCAGCATGTTGTCTAGCGACAAGAACTTTTGATCATCCGGGCGGCTGTACCATTGGCTAGATACTGCGCTATTTCCGATGCCGTGACTGAAAGCATTAGTCTGATAAGTCATAATGTTTAATCCATAGTTGAGAGTAGGAACACCGGTCATCGCTGACCGGCATTTGTAAATCTCGCATATTTTCCCATACATGTCCAGCTAATTTTAGTAAAAGTTATTCCTGACCAATGTCGCCTGCAACATGGTGGCGAATGATTGACCGCGGCGGGAGTGATTTGGCAAACCTTAAAAGCTTTTCACCGTCCGTTTCATCGGGCTGCAATTGGTTTGCTGTATTGCGCCAGTGAAGTGCAACGTTTCCGCCGTCAGCATAACATCCGCCGCGGGTTTCTGGGTCGGCGGCTTTTTTCTTACTGGCACCATGCGCAGTGAATCCGATCACATAATTCCGATCAAGCCGGGCGCACAATGGTAGGCCGTTTCCACAATCGCGGCAGCTAAACCCGTCACGATATTCGGCGGGACATCTAACCACCTTCACATCCCACCCGGCGGGCTGGGTTTTTTTACCTTGCCAACTATCCGGTGAAACGACAGCAACCGAAGGGACACCATTAATTATTGACGCGGCTGCAACAGCTTTGTTTTCTGTGGAAAAATTTATAACGGTTTTATTTTCGGCAAGTTTACGGTCCCACCCATATTGGCGCGGGTCAAAATGCGAGTAAGTAAACGAGATACCTTTACGCGGCACCGCGTCCAATAACGCGTCCAAATAATCCGGATCAATTTTTTGCGATCCTTTACCGCTGCAATTCATTTTGCAGGTGGCCGGACATGTCGCGTATTTTTCACCATTGCCAGCGCGGTAAGTTACCGCGATACCTTTGGTTTTTTCTGCCCTGCTAGTTTCTACTGTTTTCAACATGGATTGCCCTCCGTAGTTATAAGATATATCGCATACTATACGACACAAAAAAGCCAGCGGTCAAGCTGGCTAATTTTTTTCTATTTCACTTGCGCCTTCGTTTTATGCGCGGTTGCCGTCTCCGCTGCGGTCGCGGTTGTTTTCGGTTGCGCTCAAATTCCTCAACGGCTTCGGACCCATACTTTAATTTTGCAAACCATTTAAATAAAAAAAACATCATAACCCCTGTAACTGTTCAATGATTTCCCAGCCCGCTCTAATAGAATTATCTTCAACGCGGACGGGTGGAGCGTCCCCTAGTTCCTCTGGCGGCCACACTATGACGGCGTAACCTTCGTCGCGCAACGATGCAATCGCTTCTCTTTGTTCGTTTGTCACCGTACCTCCGTAGTTTATTAATGACTATACGATTGTATGCGATGTTGTGGGACAGATCAAGCAAAATACTTCTTGCCAGTCTACTGTGCCCGCCACGTGGTGGAACGGTTCAACCTTCAATCCTTCAAATTTTAAATCTACCGCTTCGCTCCCTTTGTACAAAAATAATTGTTCAGGTTGGTTTTTCGTTTCAAGCTTTTTAACCATCACCCAAACACTGGCGTGACCATGCTTCGTAAGCCAAGCTACTTGGTGTGGCCGTAAATCAACCGCATTGCCTGCCGTCGCTTTCAGTTCTACAAAATGAAACTGACCAAGCTCATCACATAAAACGACATCCGGCACACCGGGCATAGCCCACGTTTCAAGCCGAGTTGCTTTCAAGTTCCTCCCCGTCTTCTCCATCCCCGTCTTCATCTGCCTCCAAAAGTCGGCTTCGCGCTTTGTGGCGGTTCTGGGAATTGCTCTCTCCTTCGGGAGTAATGTCGATAGTGACCGGGGCATAGCTTTGTTTGATCTCCTTGAGCGCCTTCAACACTTCGTCCTTACTCATACTGTCAATGCTGCCAGTGCGAATCTCGCTCTTACTTACATAGATGTCACCATGCGCTTGCCCCCGCCGGTATTCAGCTTGAACGGCTGCGCTATACGCGCCGTTGTTTAATGCCATGTCACGAATCGTTTGTAGATCTCGCAAATGGCGTTGATAGTTCACACCAAACTTTTCATCTAGTTCCGCACGGTAAGCTTGGATTGTTGCCACAACATGCGGAGAGATGTTTGGGTTGGTGAGTTCGTATGCTCTGGTGTGCGCAGACCCTGCCGGATATCCAGCATTGATAGCTGCCTCTCGCATTGTTATCTGACCATCTTTCGACACAAGTTCTTTCACGAACAATTCTTGCTTGCGTGTCAGCGGCTGCGCTTTCGTTGCTTTAGGTCTTCCCACCTTCTTCTTAGCGGCGGGAGCAACACTTTTACCGGGCATAAGATTCTCCAGTGATTTCGCGATACTTTGCCAGTAAACACCAGCCTTGTATATATACACCAGAAATCAAAAATAAATAAAAAACAATTTGCCCCCGCTATACGCAATCTTGCTCTTTCTGGTTACACAAACTTGGATACGGTTACTTTTTTGTTTTCTACTTATGTAACTTAAAATCTCTATATATAACAAAGCTTTGTTTGCTCTGGTTACACGGTTACACCGGTTACGCCTATTTTGCCGAATTAATTTATTTTTTATTTTTGCTCTATATATAAGTAAACGGCGTTTAATTGTGCCGTGGACCGTGAGCCAAGAATAGACGATAATGTGGCCGACCTGTCCCTCTGGTCCTCGCTGGCCCACTTCCTTCCAGCACTTCACTCCCGAGGGACGGGTCACCATCAACAGACAATGAATGAGGGTCCCCGGCTTTGGCCCCACCGCCGGGGGAAGTGGTCTCGAAAAGTCACTCCTTTATTGGGTTTCACCATAGGAGGACTTTTTGGCCATACTTAACTCTTCCGAGACATCAACCTGTCGATGCAATCGTCCAACACCGGCTTAACAGTGTCATAGGCAGCCGTGGCACTCGATGAGTTAACTCTGCTGTTGTCGTAATGACGGGCAGTGCTAAACAATTGAGATACCTCGTTACATATTGTCCGCTCCAGATGTTTACGCAATTCGTCATTTAATGCTTCATCAACCGGCGTCAGGACTTGCTCAATGACATCCACCAACTTCTCCTTATTCATAATTACCCTTTACTGACGGTGCCAAGCGTGCGTGTTGAACCATGCGATGACATCTTTTTTGCGTG